TGTTCTAGCACAAGATACGGCACTTGATCTCGCACACACTGCATCCATAGATAAAAATGGCTTAAAAAATTACCATAATGCCCCAAGGTCATTTTGCTGAGTTTTTGTCTGCCCAGTTTGATGTTAAGTTTTTTCAAGTGTTGTTCGTAGTCTCGACCCCATATAGCTTGGAATATTTCTACGTTGATGCCAACTCGGGCTGCTTGTTCTCGGCATTCGGCTGATAGTTGTTCTGATAGTTCATGCCCCAGCATGGTAATGATATATGACTTCATCGGGAAATCGCTTCTACAAATTCATACTTATCTGACCATTCTAAGGGCACATCTTGCCAAGTGCCGTTGAGTTGATCATCAATCCACCCGGGGTAGTGTGAACGATCTTTGAACCACCAGAACAAATCACTGCCTGACCAATTGGAGTAATATTTTTTAAAAAACTCTCGGGTTCTAGGTTCTCGAAAGTACTCAGAATCATACATGGCTTTTTTGCCTTTGGCCTCACGTTGAAAATTCAAACCAATAAAACAAAATTTTCTAGCATGCCTCTCTAATAGTTCACGAACCCATATCAAGTCATCATCGGGGATACTATTCAATACCTGTGTGCAGATTACGCCATCGAACTTTTTGTTTTTTGGAGGTCGTCGTCGCAGGCCTTTTACACAAGGATCATACTTGAATACTTTGACTCCGAGATATTGATCAAAAGTTTGCCATTGATCCTCAGGCAATTCTGCCTCTGGTTCAGCACCATATGGCAGCGGCTCAATGTACTGCAATCCCTTGCCACAACCGTAGTCTAGTATAGTTTTGGCATTGTACCGTTGCACAAGATCATAGATCTTTTTTTGATATTTTACAACATCGTAGCCAGCCCAACTTTTGTTTTCTTCTTGAAAACGAGCACCAAGTTTAACACTTTCCTTGTAGTAAGGGCTTACTGCCATCCCATGATCCAATCATCGCGCACTTGATCTAGTTTGATCATGCCCCATTCTTGCAACAATGCCACTGCCGCAAACTGTCCGTATTGCTTGCTGTACGCATCGTGTGGTTTTTGTTCTATCACTACCACAGGTCGACAACGACGAATGGTTTGTTCTGCACCTTGCAAGATGCGATACTCATATCCTTCGCAATCAATCTTGATATAACTGACATCATGAAAATTCAGTGTATCCAACCGAACAACTTGTACATTGCCTGTGCCCATGGTAGCAGGATCAAGATGGCTGTGTCCAGAATTATCCTCAGTGATGATCATGGTTCCTTGTGTGTCTTGATCACCCAGGGCAATTGGTTGAACTTCAAAGTTTTTGCCTTGCACATTGTGTTCCAGGCATTCTCTAAACAAGGCCACCGGTTCAAATGCTATCACACGTTTGAAACTGCCAACAAAGTCACGGCTCCACAATCCCACATTGGCACCAATGTCCAGGGCTAGGTCTCGATTTTTGCACAGTTCAATGCTTCGGCGACGCACAGCAACTTGATACTCAGCTGGGAGACCTTTGTCCACACTTTTCTTCAACATTCGCGGAAGGTGTGTTTCAAAATCCGGGAATTTCCATCCATAATGCTCAACCATTCAATATCTCCTCAGTTTGTTTAATTATACGTTCTGCTGTGCCGTTTTTGAATTCGCTGATATGAAACTGAGCATAGGCCAAATGATACGCCCAGGCTAACAACTGATCACGATCAGGAAACCATGGATTGTCTATACGAGTCAAGTCAGTGTTGCTCACTGGTCTGGCAGCGTTTGATGGTGCTAGTGCAAACACAGGCACGCCTGCTAGTATGGCTTCTGTGCCTGCTATGCTGTTGAACGTTACCACAGCATGCACATCATCCAAGGCTTTTTCCACACGATTGGTTTTCCTATCAGTTCGACTCCGGTTGCGGTCACGAACAACAATGGGTCGATCTGTATGCTGTTTGATAGTGTCAATTGTTTGTTTGAGCCAGGTATCTAATTCAATGTCGTAAAATTTGCAAGGCTTTTCATCAGGTGCAACAATCAATATTGTGTTGCCACGACGACGATTTGCAACCTCTAACCCCAGTTGATTCCACCGATCACTTGGACGAGGGATCACTGCATCATGTTGCAAGTTGTTGGGCACAATCCTATGCCAGTGTTTCCACCCGTGAGGATTTTTAAAACTGGGACGATTACCCAAGTAGCCTGAGTCCATGTACCTGAATGGTCTACCATCTGCCCAGCATTGTTTGATAATCTTGTGCTTCATTATACCACGTAACATCAATGGCTCGTTGCTATCTTCGTAACGCCAGGTTTCCAATGGTGTACTCTCAAGTCCAAGTCCATGTGCATACATATCAATGTACTCGTCGTCGCCATTTTTGCTGAGAAATATCATCTCCAGTAACTTTCATTCCTGCGTACTTTTAAATCTGATGATCGACTTCGGCCTAGCCCTTTTCTTTCGCCTTTGAGGTGATCAATGTATGCACCCCACTCAGAATTAATCAGAGGGTGTCCTTCGCCCATTTGTAAATGTGCGGTCCAATTTTGTTCGCGTAAACTATGACGTTTTCTCACAGCATCAAACACAAAACTGTCGTGCCATTCATCCAGGGTGAATATACCTTGCTCGGCATCATCATACATGTGTTGAAACTCTGCCAGCCAGGATCGCACTGCTGGCTCAGTTACGTGCATGCCATACAGTCCACATTCGGTAAATTTTTTACTGCGCCCAGCAAAACAAAGATCTGCAGAAGTAGGAAAGAACTGTGATAGTTTTTCCATACTCACGAGAGAATGGCAAACCATATCAGCATCCATCCAAATTACCCAATCTGTTGTGGCATGCTGAGTAGCATGAAATATAGCATATACCTTGTGAGCAAATCTCACAGCATGCCATTTGAATCCTTTGCCTGCGTCTTTTCTTTTTGATCTAACAGGATCTGCGGTAACATCACCATTGGCCTTGGGCACATTGCGCCAGGTTTTTTTAAATGCAACCAACTCAGGACTTGACTCTTCTAAATTTAACACTTGTAAATTTGGTGCAGTCTCAGTTACACGACAATTTTCAGCATACACTTTGAGTAGCACATCTTTGGGCCAGGTTTGCAAAAACGTTTGAATCATTCGCCGACCATAAGAGTTGTAACCTTCGGCGTTAAAAGTGGTAACTACAGTGTATTTCATAAGCGTATTTACAGTGATAAAAACCATAGCCTATTTTCCTGCCCAGTGTGCCATGAACAGCCGGCCTGTGATGAGTGCCTTCTTAGATTGTTGCCAGGCCGCGGGCATACAAACTCAAGAAAACTCCTGGTCTGCTGACGCGGCGGTGATCTGGTCAGTACTGTGGAATGGCAGAATGCGGCCTAATCAAACAGTGTATGAGCACTATCGCAGTCAGAACAAACCAGTGATTGTGATAGATATTGGTGCATTGTATCGCGGGCAAACTTGGAAACTGGCAGTAAACCACATCACTCGGGACGGTTATTATGGACATGAGCACGATTTGGATCTGGGTCGTCCCAGACAACTACAAATAAGTCTGGCCACACAGGTCAATCCCAGTGCCGAAATCATCATTGCCGCACAGCACAAGAACAGCCTGCAAGTTGCTGGCATAGGCAGCATGGAATCCTGGGTATTGATGCAAATTCAACTGTTACGCAACTCAACTGATCGTCCCATACGCATACGATCTCACCCACGAAGTCCACTGCGCATGCCATACATGCCAGAAAATACCATGATGGAAATTGCTAGACCCGTGGCCAACACCTACGACAGTTTTGACATGCACTTCAACTGTCATGCTGTGGTAAATCACAATTCAGGACCAGGCATACAAGCAGGCATTGCAGGTTGCAGACCCATTGTGGCACACAGCAGTTTGGCATATCCTGTGGCAGTGGGCATGCCTGACATTGAACAACCCTACATTGTAGATAGAGAACTGTGGCTGGCCAAGATATGCCACACTGAATACACTGTGCAAGAACTACGAGAAGGACTATGGCTAAAAAGAATCGAGCCCGCCCTGACGGCATAACTGACTGCGCCTGTGTTATTCATGGCACCGGTTACGAATGGGTGTATGTGGAAAAACTCTACAACATGTTAAAACGCAACTTGCCACAAGGCATACGTTTTCATGTGTACACTGAAGCCACAAGACCTGTGCCCGATCACATGATAAAACATGCACTGCAAGAATGGCCGGGCATTGCAGGACCCAAACGCGAGTGGTGGTACAAAATGCAGTTGTTCAATCCTGAGCACTATTCGGGTAACTTGTTGTACTTTGATCTTGATTGTGTGATCATCAGCGACTTAGAATGGATTCCTATGTTGAGCACAGAATGTTTTTGGACCATAAGAGATTTTAGATATCTGCAACGTCAAAGCTACTCAGGAATGAACTCCAGTGTGATGTGGTGGAACGTGGCTCAGTATGCGCATGTATGGGAAGGATTTGACAAGTTAGATATCAACAAGGTTGTGATACAGTATCCTGGTGATCAGGACTACTTGGGTGCAGTAATTGATCCAACACAACGTAGATATTTTGATCCACATCATGTAAAAAGTTGGCGCTGGCAAGTGGCCGATGGCGGCTATGACTTTGCCAGTAGACGCCCCAAGAAACCTGGGTCGGGCGCACACATTGGTGACAACACCAGCATATTGGTGTTCCACGGACGTCCCAAGCCGCATGAATGTACTGCGAATCCTATTATAGCAGGGCATTGGCAATAGTAATACTTTGGTAGTACTTGACCAGAAATTCTCATTTTGTTATACTAGTGGCTTACAAACAAACGGGAGCCAGCAATGGGATATCGTGTAGTTGACACCATAGACGTCATGCGTAACAAATACAGTGCTCGCAAGGGACTGGAAGGCCCGTTCAACTTCTCGGGTCGTGTGTTGTATTATGACAACAAGGCGGGCCAGTACTACGATCCTACTACTGACTTCTATGTGGAGCAGGCAGAAATGGACGAGATCAACACCCGCTTTTTTGAACAGTTCAAAAAGTAATACTTTTGTAGTACTACTTTTTGGTTGACCGAATATTTCCAAAATGCTATAATAATGGCATACAAATC